TATTTACAGTATTTTCTAAAGGAAGTATAATGGGGTCGGGGGCAGCTATTATGTCATCACCACCATTTTTACAACCAGCAACAAAAAAAGGTGAAGATGGTGGTGGGGTACAAGATGTAGTAAAAGAAATGGCAAATATTATTCATAGGTCTTTTAAAGCAACTATGTTTACCGGAATTGTTATTGCAGGAAGTGCAGTAATACCATCACCATTAGTAGGACCATTACAATAAAGGAGTAACAAAATGAAAAAAAATGAGTTAATAAAAATAATTGAAGCAGTAGTTCGTAAGGAAGTCAAAAAACAAATGAATGAGATATTTATTAAAGAAGAAAACTCATCTTCACTTACCGAATTAGTTTCAAAACCATTAACTGAAAAAGAGTTCAAAGAACCTATTAGAAAACAGTATAAAACTAAACCTAAAAAAGAGGTTCACTATACATCAAATGAAACTCTTAACAAAATATTAAATGAAACCGCTGGTGGAGTTCCACAGGGTAAAGGTGGAGTACCACAAGTTGGAGGATATGAAGATTATCCTACTTTAAGTGGTGGGGTATTTGATTCGAGTAAAATAGATAATGTACTTGCCGGTGCAACAGGTTTAGGAAATACAGAAGGTGCAAAAGAACGAAAACGAGAAATTGCAGCAGTAGATTCTATAAAGAAAGCTGGAGTATCAGTTGACCAAGTTCCAGATCATGTACAGGATGCATTAACAAGAGATTATTCGGCAGTTATGAAGGCGATAGACAAGAAAAAAGGTGGCGGAAATAGTTTTCGTCCATAATGGAGTAAACAAATGGCCAGAGCACGAAGTTCATTAGAATTAGATTTAGATCCAGAAGTAACAATTGGTTTAGGATTACCTATGCAATATGATGATGTGAATGGTTTTTTCCCAGGACATTCAACCACTCTTTCTCAGGCTGGAAGTAATCTTAGAAATTTACTTTTGACAAATAAAGGTGAAAGAGTAGGACAACCTACTTTTGGTGCAGATTTACTTTTAGTTTTGTTTGAACCTATGTCTGAAAATCTTTTGGATAGACTTGAAGAATCAATAAAAGAAGCCATATCAGAATGGCTACCATATATATCTATTAATTTATTAGAGGTTGAACCTTCCGAGTCCGAAATTAATCAGCTTAATATTAATATTGAATTTTATCTTTCTATGAATCCAGGTATGTTTGAAACTATAACTTTAAGTTTTGCTACAGAACAGACATAACATTTGATATATAATTTAGTGGAGAAATAAAATGGCGAGAGTCCAAAAAGAAGTTAGATATTTAAACAAAGATTTTGGTGCCTTCAGAGAGGGTTTAGTAGAATTTGCTAAAACTTATTATCCAAATACTTATAATGATTTTAATGAGGCATCTCCAGGAATGATGTTTATTGAAATGGCATCATATGTTGGTGATGTTCTTTCTTATTATGTAGATTCTCAATTTAAAGAAATGTTGTTAGCATATGCAGAAGATAGAAAAACCATATATGAAATTGCACAGACTTTTGGATATAAACCAAAAATAACTAGTCCATCCTTTACTACAATTGATATTTTTCAAACAGTTCCTGCAACAGGAACAGGTGCTTCAGTTAAACCAGATATGAGATATGCTTTAACAGTTAATGAAGGAACAATTGTAAATGCTAATAATGGTACAATATTTAGAACATTAGAAGATTGTAATTTTAAATATTCAAGTTCATTTGATCCTTTAACTATTGATGTGTATGAAATAAATCAATCAACTAAAGTTCCATCACTTTATTTATTAAAGAAAAGTGCAAAAGTATCAAGTGGAACTACTAAAACAGAATATTTTACATTTGGTACGGTAGAACAATATCCTCGAATAAAATTACAAGAAACCAAAATTATTGAAATTCTTTCAGTAACAGATAGTGATGGAAATAAGTGGTACGAAGTTCCATATTTAGCACAAGATACTACGTTTATAGATGTCGAGAATACAGCCGCTAACGATCCAGATTTAGTTCAGTATAATGATACAGTTCCTTATCTATTAAAACTAAAAAAGACACCAAGACGATTTGTTACTTATATTATTCAAGATGGTTCAACAGAATTAAGATTTGGATCAGGAATATCAGACAGTCCAGATGAAGAAATAGTTCCAAATCCAAAATCAGTTGGTTCTTCATTACCAGGAAGTCCAAGTTTTCTTGATACATATTTTGATCCAGCAAATTTTTTAAAAACAAAGGCTTATGGTCAAGCACCAGCAAATACAACTCTTACTATTAAATATACATATGGTGGTGGTATAGGTGATAATGTTGCTGCAGATACAATAAATAATATAGGGGCAGTTGCCTTTACAATTGAAGAAAGTGCACTTAATGCAACTACAGTTACTTCAACAAAAAATTCGGTGGCAGCAACTAATCCATTTCCAGCCACAGGTGGAAAATCAGCAGAATCAACAGTTGAAATTAAAAATAATGCTTTGGCATTTTTTCAAGCACAAGGTAGAGTAGTAACAAAGGAAGATTATATTACAAGAACATATGCTTTGAATACTAAATATGGAGCAGTAGCAAAGGCTTATATTGTTCAAGATGAACAATTAAATATTCCTAATATGCAAGTAGAAACTACAGCTGGATCTGGAGTTTTTATTGATGAGAGAAATTTAGATCAACTTAAATCAAAGGATATTATTTCATCTATTAAAAAACTTCCAAATCCATTGGCATTAAATTTATATACACTTGGATACGATGAGACTAAAAAACTTACTCAATTAAATGTTGCCGTGAAAGAAAATTTAAAAACATATCTTGGTCAATATAGATTAGTAACAGATGCCGTTAATATTAAAAACGCATGGGTTATTAATATTGGAGTTAAATTCAATTTTATAGCACGACAGGGTTTTAATAAAAGTGAGGTAACTTTGAGGTGTATAGATAAAATAAAAGAATTTTTCAATATTGATAGATGGCAAATAAATCAACCAATTGTTATCGCAGAATTAGCTGCAGTTATTTCAAATGTTGATGGTGTTGGAGCAATTGTTGCACCTGTAGAAGATAATCCACAAAAACATACTGTTTTGGTTACTAATAAATGGCAAACCACGGATGGTTATTCTGGAAATATTTATGATATAAATTATGCAACAAAAAATGGAATTATTTATCCTTCATTAGATCCATCTATGTTTGAGTTAAAATATCCTAATACAGATATAGAAGGAAGAGCGGTTGGTGATTCTGTTGGACAAGTCTTTTAAAGGGAGAAAATAAATGCATTATTTTGAATTTCCAACTCAGGATACAACTTTATATGAAAGAAGTCAAAGTAGAAATACTGGGTTAGATGAAATTTTAGAGGTTAGAAAAGATATGAATGCTGAAGGTAGTGTTATATATGTTTCACGGGCCCTTCTTAAATTCGATTTAACTTATGTTTCTAAATCAATATCATCTAATTTAATTACATCTGGATCACAAACAAAATTTTATTTAAATTTATATGATGCAAATTCTACTGAATTAAATGTAACACAAACATTATATTCATATCCTATTAGTCAGTCATGGACAAATGGATCTGGAAAACATGATTCAAATCCACAAATTGCAGATGGAGCAACGTGGAGATGGAAAGATAATGATATTGATAAAACATATTGGTCAAGTGTAACTGGATCAGGTGGAGTTTGGTATAGTGGAAGTGGATATGAAGCCTCACAATCATTTACAAATGAACCAAAAGATGTGAGAATGAATGTAACTGATATTATGTGGAAATGGTTACATGGTACAGTTCCAAATGAAGGTTTTATGTTAAAAAGAAGTGGTAGTATTGGAAATGCGAGTTCACTTGTCGAAGAAGGAAATACTACTCATTATGGACATTTTAGTTTTTTCTCAAGAGATACTCATACAGTATACCCACCAAAATTAGAAGTAGTTTGGGATGATTCTAAATGGACGACTGGTTCTTTATCAGCACTTTCTAATACTGATGTTGAAGATATGGTTCTTTATATGAGAGGGTTACGACCTAAATACAAAGAAAATTCAAAAATAAAATTTAGAGTAGTAGGTAGAGAAAGGTTTCCAGAAAGAACATATTCAGCTACCGATCAATATCAAACTGGATATAATACGGTAAAATATCTACCAAGTGGAAGTACATATTATCAAATTAAAGACGCTTATACAGAAGATGTTATTGTACCATTTGGAAGTGGTTCAGTAGTAAGTTGTGATTCAACAGGAAATTATTTTAATGTTTGGATGAATGGTTTACAGTCTGAAAGATTTTATAGAATAAACTATAAGGTAGTAAGTGGTAGTGGAACTGCGGACGAAACCGTTCAATATTTTGATGAGAAACATTCATTTAAAGTAGTGAGATAAAAAATGCCATATACAAAAAAAGAGTTGCTAGAAAATCCATTTTGGAAAAAACTTCATGAACAAGATAGAGTTGATTATGAAAATAAATTACAACATGCTTTAAAATTTCAAAGAGCAACTACAATGGTAGATGATGAAGGTAATGTTATTAATATAGAAGAAAATAAACCATTGAGAAATGAGGCGGGAACATTTTTAGCATTTGAAAATCCAGATACAGGATTAAATTATGAAAGGCCTGATCAATTTATACCAGTTGATAAAAAATCTCCAATATATTATAAAGGTGATTTATGGAATAAAGTTTTAGATAGAGAATTTAAGGAACTTACATAAAATGCCACGACAACGAACCAGATTAAGTGATAAAGATTTTAAACTTCTAAAAAAAGAAGGAATGGAAATTTTAGGAGCATCTGGCCAACTTTTTCCTTCTTTTGGTAATCATATAGAGGATTATATAAAATTTGATGTTTATGATTTGACTGACACCTATATTAAATCTGGTATAAGTGAAGATTTTGAAAATGATGGTCATAATATAAATTTAAAACCTGGAAATGATTTAAGAAAAGTAGGTTTTGTTCGTGGTGATTATAAAGTTAAGTATTTCTTTTATAGAAGGTTAGCGGGTGCAGATGAAGTTGTTTTAACTAAAACGGTAGGTGATAAATCAGGAATAGTTCATAGTGGAGATCCAAAACTTACTGGTGGAGAAATGGGGGCCTTTTATGTCGATGATGACGGTAAAGTGTTTCAAGGGGAAAAACCACCAGTTGATGGAAGTGAACCAAGTGAACTTGATGTAAAAGAATATAAATTTTTAATTGATGAAATATCAGCCGATAAAAAAGAAGTTCGTTTAAGTACTCTATCAATTAATTTAGATAAATATAAAGATGAATTTTATTCATTATATAATCCTGTTGAAGTTTATAGACCATTAACGGGGGTACAAGGTGATTTAAGTTTTGGTCTTTTTACCAATATGTTAGCTGGTCTTACATTTAATAATGGACAGGCTATATTTCCAGAACCATTTAAAGCTGAATTTCAATTTAAAACTAGAGCGGATAAGGATCCAGGATTTAATCAACGAATGCTGAACGGAACTCTTCAAGTGGAAAGAGCATTTATAACTGGATATAAAACTGAACCAGAAACATCAGAAAATTCAAATTGGATTTTAGAACAACCACTCCCTGAATTAGTTTTAAGGTTGATTACTCCTCCAACAGATGAAGTTCCTGCTGCAATATTTAGGGTAGAACAGCCAGATGGAGCACCGGCCCCAAGTGGAAATGGATTTTCTTATTATTGGGATTTTGATGATGGAAATACAGAAATGTCTGGACCAGTAACATCTCATGTATTTGATGATGGTGGAAGTGGGAATGTTACAGCAGTAGTTAATACACCTAATTTTGTTAAAGTTTTAGAGTTAGGAGACGAGTTACAAGTAGCAGACCAAGTATCAGCACTTGAAGATGCAATTGCTGAACAACAACAGGCAATGACCGATGCAATGACAGATATAATTGGTAGTGGTGCTAATATATTACCAAATGCTGATTTTACAGAATTTGTACGTTTTGATGAAGATTCCGTTGAAGTTGCTGGTTGGAATCCTAACGATGCTGAAATTGGAGATATTGTTTATCAAACTGACAATAGTAACGCAGGAGATTGGCCAAATGGTATTTTAAAAAATTGGTATTTATGGGCGGATACTGACAATGGTGGCCAACGTCCTATAATTACACTCACAAATGGTTTCGAAGATAAGGGTGGAGTTCAGATTTTAAGACGAACAAATAGAGGATTACATCCTGGAGGTCTTTATACTTCTCCTGATGCGATGCCAGTACCCAATAGACAACATAATCTTGGAACAGCAGTAGGTAAAACATTTATTGCGTCTTTACGATTTAGAGCTTCCCAGGGAGTTGATAAATTTTGGATTGGTATAAGAGATACTAATAGCAGACGTGCTTGGGACCAGTTTAGTCCATATCTCTATTATAGTAGCAACACTATTAATTATATTTCCGATTCTTCTCCTTATAATCATATGGAGTGGTACGAGATTACTACAGAATTTACAACAGAATATAATACTAATGTCACATCAGATGGAAAAATAGTAGGGGGGGCCGCTTTTCAATTTGTAGTGGGAAATGGAACGGATAACGGTGATATAGGATCATGGTTTGAAATAAGTGATTTAAAGATTTATCAAAAACCTGGTACTGATGCAGAATCTGGAACAGTTATTTTACCAACTCATAATATTCAATTTAATGCTCAATCGGGTGGAACTATATCAACATCTACTGGAAATTATGAACATAATAGTTTATTAGAAATTTCTGCAACTCCTGCAAGTGGATATGAATTTGTCCAATGGAATGATACAAGTGGGACAAATCAGTTTACTGATATAGAAAGTGCGACAACATTCGTTAATGTATTACACGAGGCAACTATAAGTGCACAATTCATGACTTCAGGTGGAGTACCGAATCGTACAGTTACATTGAGCGGTACAATACTGTATGGTAGCACGGGACAATATCGTTTCAATATTGATGGTGCTAATAATTTATCCACTAAAACAGTACCACAAGGAACACAAGTTACAATTGAAGCCGTATGGAATTCTTCAGATACAAATACAGAATTTATATCGTGGAATGATGGTAATGAAGAACAAATAAGAACTATAACACTTAATAATAATATGAATTTATCTGCAACCTTTGGAATTGCAGAATAATGAAAAAGTATAATCATCGAATAGTATATTGGGGTGGTGTTGATAATACTATAATTCCAAGGGCCGCCAATGCCTGTGGCACTGGAACGGGTGGTGCGGGAAGTGCAGCGGCCGCATCAGCAGGTATTGGTGATGGTCAATCGGGACCACAAGAACCACAAGCGGGAGCGGAAGGTTCTACATGGGATAAAATAAAAGCTGCATTACCGAATTTATCGGCAGGTGCATTAGCATTGGCCGCCATAGGTGGTGCAATAGCAGTATTAAAAAAGAAACCACCTAAAGTAAAGACAACTACTGACGCATCGGGTGCTCCTCTTACGGGTATTCCTACGGATCCACCAGATAAAGATACTCCAAAATTAAATGATGCAATTGGAGGATTAGATGATCTAACAGTAAGTGATCCACCAGTTCCACCAAATGGATCACCACCATCAACACCAACTCCATTTACAGACCTATTTGGAAATATATGGGAATGGATACCTAATCCATCTCCTGGATTTTGGCAATTAAAAGCTAAAGGTGATTTTCAACCTATAAAATTAAATTTACCTGATTTACCAACTCAAGTTAATGATGAAGGTAAAATATATCAATGGGATGAACCCAGTGCAAAATGGAATGAAGTTGGAGAAGAAGATTTAGGAGGATTAACCAAAGAGGACCTTTTAGATGGTGATTGGGATATATTAGGAGCTACACCAACAACTGGTCCTCCTGGTGGATCACCAAATGGAGATACACCTCCTGTTACATCTTCACCATTTACAGATGAAGATGGAAATGTTTGGGTTTGGGATGAAGATGCAGATCAATCACAATGGGTATTGGATACTGTACCTGAATATGTTGGACAAGAAATAGTAGATGGGAATGGAAATCTTTGGAAATATAAAGATCCGCCTGGAATATGGATAAATTTTGGGCCAGTTGAACCACGATTTATAACTACGGGACAGGGTGTAGAAGTCCCAATATATGAACCTTATGCTACTACTATTACTGGAGTTCAAAATAATACTCAACTTATAGTTTCAGAGAGTTGGGCCGTCCAAGGTGAAAAGGTTGGTCATTTAGCATCTACATTTCAGGCAACTTCACAAAATCCATTTGATCAATGGAAAATTACTTATTCTGTGGGTGAAAAGGATTTATATACTTATTTGTTATTTGATGAAAATAAATCAAATCTCATTATAAATTATCATGCAGATGAAGAAAACTATAAGGAATATCCACATTCAATAGTTTATAAGTTGTATGAAGAATTACCTGAAGGAATAGAATTAGGAGATTTATGTTATGTGGTTAAAGAAATGGCTCCACCATATACGGAAACAATAAGATTAATTGATTTTGTAGAAGAAGATATAGATGCTGTACTTTTAAGAAATCCCAAATGGGATACAGAATTTCAGGGAGATAGTTATGTTAATGTTAGTAATACAAAATATAAAAGTTATGACAGTTTAGTTACAAGTGATACAAATATAAAAGAACAAATTGAAAATGAAATAATAAGTGGTAGTTTTATGGAAAGCATAGAACTTACTGGTTTAGATTTTAGGCAATGGGAAAATTTTGTTCATTTCAGTTCTGTTGAAGATAGGTTAAAAAACTTTAAAACTAAATTACAGAAGATAGAATTATATACAAGTCAAAGTGATAGTTTATCAGGTATTTCTGGGTCATTAACTTATGCACAAACTGCAAGTTTGGAAATAAAAGTTAAAAAAATAAAAAATGAATTTGTTCCATTTGAAAATTATATGTACTATCAGAGTTCTTCTTATTTTTCAAGTTCACTTGGGGAATTTTTTGATAATTCATGGCCCAAGAAAAGTGGTACTGGAACAAAATTAGATCCTTATGTTGTGAATGCAGTTACTGAATCTGCGTCAACAACATGGTATGATGAACAAATATCATCTGCATCTTTATACGATAGAAATAATCGAGATAGATTATTGGAAAATATACCTGACCATATAATAAATGATGATAGAAATACACCATTTCATACCTTTATTAATATGACGGGAGAACATTTTGATGGTATATGGACATATATAAATGAAATTCCACAAATATATGATAGACGACAAAAATTAACTGAAGGTTTATCAAGAGATTTAATATATGCAGTTGGAACTTCTCTTGGATTTTATTTAAATGATGGAAAATCTTTGATAGATTTACCAAGATATTTACTTGGACAAGAAGCAACTGGATCTGGAGCGAATGCAAATAGTTTTACGAGCTATTCTACTACTGCTGAAAGAGATATTTCAAGAGAAATATGGAAACGTCTTATTAATAATATGCCATTCTTTCTTAAAACAAGAGGAACTATTCGTTCTTTTAAAGGATTGATAAATTGTTATGGTATACCATCAAGTATTTTAAGAGTTAAAGAATATGGAGGACCAGACCCAGATTCAAATGCACAACCATCATATGATATAACAAGAAATTTTACTAAGGCAGTAGATTTTAAAGCAGGCCAATACATTCAAACAACTTGGGTAAATGATACAAATACAAGTAGAAAACCAGATACAATAGAATTTAGATTTAGAGCAGCAAGTGGTTCTAACCAAACTTTATTTCAAGCAGGAACAACTCATGGTTTTGCTATACGATTAAAAGATAATGGTTCGAGTGATAATATTGGTACTGTTTCGTTTGTATTGAACGCATCTGCAGGACTTGCTGCAGAACTTACATCCAATTCTCTACCAATTTATGATGGAGAATTTTATTCTGTAATGTTGACTCGTGTATCTGCGAGTGGAGTTCAATTAGCAGCAGATACTACTTCACAAGTTATTGATTATAGATTATATGTTAAGAAGTATGATGAAGGTAGAAGTAAGATTTATCTTTCTTCATATACAACAATGTCTATTGATGGGGCAACAAGTTCATCGTGGAATAGTTCGTTTGTAGGAGATGAAACTGCATATATTGGTGGTAAATCAAGTGATGATTTTGGTAATCAATTTAGTGGTTCTATGATGGAATTTCGTTATTGGAATACAGCACTAAATTCTGGTTCATTTGATAATCATGTAAAGGCCCCTAAATCATTTGCTGGAAATCATGCATCTGCATCATGGACAGATTTAGTATTACGATATTCATTTGATGATAATAGTAATTTAGATACATCTACTTCAATTCGTGATACAAGTGCAGACCAATCTTATACTCAAGCGGGAACATCCGTTGGATATACATTAGGTAACAGACCACATTTTAGTTCAGTAGTAGATGAAGAACAAACTTTAATTCCTAATGTTGGTCCCAGTAGGAGAGTTGCAAATAAAATTAGAATAGAAAGTAGTAAATTAGTATTTGGTGGGTTATCTGTTGATAAGAGAGCAGAATTAAGTTCATACGACCAGGCCTCACTTGATTCTAATAAACTTGGAATTTACTTTTCACCAACTGATGTTATTAATGAAGATATAATTCATTCTGTGGCAAATTTGGATTTTGACCAATATATTGGTGATCCACGAGATAAATATAAACATAGATATAGAACATTAGAAGATGTAGCCACTACCTATTGGCAAAAATATACTTCTCCAAACAATTTTTGGGATTATATAAGATTAATACGATATTATGATAGTTCACTTTTTGAACAATTAAGAAAATTCGTTCCTGCACGGGCCCGAGCAGCTGTTGGGTTGTTAATTGAACCAAATATACTTGAAAGGAAAAAAGAAGTTATAGGAAAACAACCCACTTTTGAAGATTTAGTAATTGAAGGTAGTTTTACTACATTTGTACAATCTTCATCCGCGGAAACACTTCCACTTACTGCATCAATGTCACCTCTTTTTACTTTATCTGGATCTTATGCAAAAGATAATTGGGAGGGTTCAGCTAGTTTCTTTGATACTACAACTCCAACTGGGTCATATATAACCTATAATGGAGAAACTACAAGTTCTATGCATAAACCAGCACTTTATCAATTAAGTTCATCGATAAATTCAGATTTTGGGTATGGAGTATATGATATTACAAAAGGTGGTCCAACTCATGTTTTTGAAGAGGCAATTCAACCAATGATAACAGGATCAAAGATTTCTGAACATAATTATGAATATAAATTTTTCTATACAACAAGACGAAGTGCATTAGAAGATCATGGATATACTTGGAATACAGAACGTAAAAATTATGATTCTAGGTCATTACATAGAAGTGATATACAAAGTGTTGGACATGATAATGCTTTTTTTAGATTGGCATATTCAGGATGTTTGCAAACAAAGAATACAACATTAGATAAGTTGGAACCTGTTACTATAACTATAACTTCACCAACAACACTTGTAACACAAGAACCTGGAGTATCTAAGTTGCAGGTTAAGTAAAACTAACAAAAATTGAAGTTTGATATATTTATAAGTGAGAAAGTTTTATTCACTATCAAATTTAAACTCCAGTTTAAAAATAAAAAAATCTATATGTAGGAGACAAAAATGGGATTTCTTAATAATACAACGATTACTATCGATGCTATTCTTACCAAGCGTGGTAGAGAGCTTTTGGCACGAGGTAGAAATGAATTTAAAGTAACTAAGTTTTCATTGGCAGATGATGAAGTTGATTATCGTTTATGGGACGTTACACATCCAAATGGAACTAACTATTATGGGGCAGTTATAGAAAACATGCCTCTATTAGAACCAGTTCCAGATGAAACACAAGTATTAAAATATAAACTTGTAACTCTTCCGAAAGACACTTCGAGATTACCACTTCTTGATGTTGCAATTAGTACTTTCCTATTTGCTCAAGGAGGAACTGGAAACGGTGAAGTAGTTGCACCCGGAACTCTTAATTCAACAGACTCGGAAGAAGGATATACTTTTATTATACATGATACTGCGGTAGCAAAACTTGCAGTAGAAACTGCAGCACCAAGTCCTACTGCACCATTGATTCCTCTTACTTTGAGTGATGAAGAAATAACTAATAGTCAGAATGTAAGTGGTTTAAGTGCAAAACTACTTCCTCAAATATTTTCAACACCCGACCAAAAAATTACTCAATTAACAGTTGTAGGTAATCAAACTGGGGCAACTACTACAATACAAGTAAAGGTTAATAAAACTGTTCTTCAACCACCAGCTAGTGCTGGTACCGCTACGGTTTTATAAAGAGTAATTAATAAAAATTATAGAAGGAGATAAAAATGGCATTATCAGGAGTATTTAGAATTTTCGATGAAGATAATGATATTGTAAAAAATATTAAGAGTGTAATTTCATCTGGAATATGGAGTGGTGGATCAGGAACACTTGCAACATTCTATTCACAATCCGCACAAAGTTCAAGTACTGGATTATATTTTTACGATGCGTATAAAACAGATCCAGCAACAGATAGTGAGGCAGAAATTCAATTTTCTGTAACTTATGGACATATACATGGTAGTGGTTCAAAGGGAACATATGGAGCCGCAACAGGAAATAGATCATCTGCAGCAATTCACGCACAATTTGTTAATTTACTATTAGGTCCAAATGTAAATAAATTTACATATGCGGGTGATGTTACTTCTAAACATTTTTACGCTGTTTCATTAAGACGAACAAGAATGAGAGAAAAGATTGATCCAGGTAATTGGGAATTACATATAAGTGGAACTGTTGGAAATGGAGTAAATGGATTTACAAAGTTAATTGATGATAGTGGAGCAACCACAAATCCAGAATCAGGAATAGGTGGTCGTGTATTCAATGTTGTTAGTGGTTCAATACAAACTGGAATAACTGTAACTGATACAGCGGCTAAAGGACAGCCCGGTGGTGGAATAGGATTGTTTTATCCTGATTTAGGACTTATTATTTTGAACGCAGATATTTTAGATGCTACTGGATCGATAGGTACAGTTGAAACATCTAATACAGATGGTGATAATTCACATAAAATATTAGATCAGATTATTGGTGGAGCTAAGTTCCAAGCTCGTAGAGAAGAAAGACTTTCTTCTACTCATTTTTTCTGTAGGGCAGGAAATAAAGAATTTAATTTTAGTAATAATCCAACCTTCTTTACAGGTTCAACTGGGGATTTTACAAACCCAACATTTTTTAAAGATCCAAAAACATATATTACAACTGTTGGTCTTTATAATGATTCTAATGAATTATTGGCAGTTGCTAAACTAAGTCAACCTGTACTTAAATCTTATTCGAGGGAAGCTCTTATAAAAGTTAAACTTGACTTTTAATTGATAGGGGGCAAACTTTATGTTAAGAAATGTCCATCCACAAGACGTTTCCATTGAACCTTTTAAAACTTACAAAAGATTCCAATTCACTCATGTCGATAGTGGAAGTGGTGTATATGGTTTAAGAGGAATTAGTGGAAGTTATCATAATTTCACTACTGGTTCTGCAGCATCTCAAAGTTTTGGAGTTTATAATTCTTTATCTGCAAGTATAGGTAAAAATCCATATAGTCTTGGAACATATTATTCCTTACCACTTTATTATTCTGTAAATAATTTATATTATGAAAGATATAGTGGAAAGCCAAAACTTCCTGGGGGTGTTAATAAAAAACAACCTTTTTTAAATCATGGAGATAGAATTCCAACTAAACAATATAGGTTATTACATAATTCATGTTCTGTTATTTCAATCCCACAAGAATTATTTGGTGAAGAGATAAAACCAGGTTCAGTTACCGTAACAGATAATAGTACGGATGTAACTTTTACAATTAAAGATGATGGAGATGGTAATCTTTATGATAATGCATACTCATCAAGTTTTGCAGCATTTAAAAGTGGTAGTTTTCAATTTCCCAATAAATCATGGACTGCAAAAGGTAGTGGAAGTTCTATAGGAAATGTATTTTATAAAACAGGAATGTTAGTTTTTACAGATACGGGTTCTTATAAAGATGTAGGACTTGGAACTGGAACAGATGGATTTGAAATAGATTATAGATCTACTCATACAATTTATCAACACGAATATACGGTTATATCACGAGCAGGTCAGTTTAATATGTCAAAAAATATAAGTCTTACTTATGAAAAAAGTGGTAGTACGATTGTTAAAGAGGGAGCTAAAGCACACTATCTTTTTTCACCGGGTGATAATCCAAGTGGTGGTTATAATTCAACTGGATCATTTAAAACTTTTTATGAAGGAACACAATTTACAGAAAATTTTGTTACACATTCTCAATTTGGTCCTTATGTAACTACTATTGGTTTATATAATGATCTTAATGAATTGTTAGTGATTGGAAAATTATCAAAACCAATTAAAAATGATTCAGACATGGATATGTCTTTTGTTTTGCGATTTGATGTATAAATCAGAGTATATATTATATTTATTAGTATAACAAAAACAATATAATATAGGAGAAAACTCGTGGACAGCCAAACACAAGGTCTTGTCGAGGGATTGATAGGACAATATGGTTGGTTATTTTTAGCAGGAGTGGGGACACTCATCTTTCAAAATACCATAAGAGAAGCAGTTGATGGTTTCATGGTCTTTTTAGGTAACGACTATAACGAAGTTT